CTCGCCTTTCCCCCCAAGGGGGTCGGAGGAGGGCCGGTACAAGCACACAGAGCCGCGACTTCATGCCTTAGGGTTCGTTATGCCTAGGTTGGAGACTAAGGCCCCTAGCGTGGTTACAGGCTCGTTTGGTGAGGAGGCCGCCGAGTGGCTCACTACCGTGTTTGGGATGGAATTGTTTGCCTGGCAGCGGTATGCACTGGATCGGGCGCTCGAGCATGACGCCGATATGAAGCTCGTTTGGTCGGCGGTGATTATTACTGTGGGTCGCCAGTCGGGCAAGTCGTGGTTGAGCCGGGCTATTTGCATGTGGCGGCTGCATCATGGGGAGCAGTTTGGGGAGACTCAAACTATTTTGCATGTGGCTAATAAGCGCTCTACGGCGATGGAAGTTATGAGGCCGGCAGGTTTATGGGCGACGGAGACTTATGGGAAGAAGTCGGTGAAGTGGGGCAACGAGGCTGCCGGGATCGAACTACCCTCGGGGGACCGTTGGTTGATTCATGCGGCGAACGATTCTGCCGGGGTCGGCTATTCCGTGTCGATGGTCTTTTGCGATGAGGCATGGAAAATCCCCCAAAGCGTCATTAGTGATTCGATAGCCCCAACGATGGTGATGCGGGAGCAACCACAAATCTACCTAGTGTCGACGGCAGGGGACTCACAATCTGATCTAATGCAGTCTTACCGGCAGCGGGCACTTGACCGCCTGGACGATGATGAACCCTCGACCGTACTACTACTGGAGTGGAGTGCACCGGCTGAGGCAGACCCGGAACTCGTTAGTACATGGAAATGGGGGAGCCCTGAGTGGTCGGAGCGCCGGGAGACTTTCCTAGCCGAGCAATGGGCCCGCATTGAGGAGAGCGCGTTTAGGCGGCAGTATTGCAACCAGTGGGTTATCCGTTCGGATCATTGGCTACTGGATAAGTGGTGGACGGGAACTCTCGACCCTGAGGTGAGACTTCCAGAGGCCGGTACGTGGTCGGTTGCGGTTGAGACTGACTTTGATGGTATGGGTCACGCCGTCGCAATCGCCGCACCAAACCCCGAGGGGCTAATCGTTGTTCGGGTCACGACTCACCGGACAATTGTCGAAGTTGATCAGCAACTCGAGAAGATCCGGGCCGAACATCCGAGCCTCTACATTCAAGTGACACCCGGATACGTGGAGAGGCTACGCCAAAAGTTTGATGCTCTCGTGGGTCAGCGTGAAGCCGTCAGCGCCACCCAAGTACTCCAGGATCTTTTTAGCCGCCAACAATTACGCCACGACGGCAGTCAAGTATTGCAGGAACACTTTGCTAACTCGAAGATAAGCCAGCGGCAAGGCGGTTGGGTACTCACAGCACCAATGGGCCGCAACGGTGTCTATGCCGCCCGGGCGGTAATGTTTGCCGTCTCACAAGCCGCTAAAGCTCCTCGTAGTGTGGCGATGATTAGGTCACGTAGACCGACACGCCGACACGCATAAATCACGCAAACACACACAAACGCATCTAAACCGTGGTAAGGGGCTACACTGGCCCCATGGTGTTCCCCCGAGCCCTTTCACTCGTGCGCGGTCAAGAGTCCCTTTCCCGGACGATGGCGACAGCACAGGAACCTGCAACCGCGCACGTACGTGAATCCTCGGGCCTCTACGCCTTGCTAACTAACCAGTTGGCCGGTCGATCAACGCGACCCACAGCGATGCAAGTGCCCGCTTTCGTTGACGCACTCAAGACGTACACGCACACGATTAGCGCGTTTCCGTTGCGCGAATACTTCGACGGTCAACCCGTACCGGCCCGGCAACTTCTCTCACAGCCGTCACCGATCTACCCGTACGCCAACGTCATCCAACGCACACTAAGCGATCTACTCATGTACGACCGGGCCTACTGGCGCGTCATCGATCGGGACTTCGCCGGATACCCAATCTCTGTCGAGGTTATGCGGGTCGAGGACACGACCGACCTACCGCCCTATTACGCAGGGATCGAGGCCAATCAGCAACCACCCGCCGACCCGTTCTATTATCTTGCCAGGCAAATACCGACTCGGGACGTAATCAAGTTCTACGGCTCAGGTGAAGGCGGTTGGCTCGCCAACGGGGCTACAGCAATCACGACGGCGGCAGCACTCGAAGCCGCAACCCTAATGTATTCCGAAACACCTATACCCACAGTCGCCCTAAAGAATAGCGGCCCGGATCTAGCCCCTGAAAAGATAGACGAACTACTCGACGCGTGGGAGGAAGCCCGCGCCAACCGTGGCACCGCGTACCTGAACAACACGATCGACGCGCAAGTAATGGGGTTTAGCGCCCGCGACGTGCAACTAGTTGAGGCTAAGAATATGGCCGCCGTGGCTATTGCTCGCCTGGCGAACTTGGACCCGATATGGGTCGGGGCCGGTGTCCCCGGATCCTCACTCACGTACTCGAACCGGGTCGACCTTTACCGGAACCTACTCGACACGGCGCTACGCCCCGTAATGAACCTAGTCACACAAAGACTATCCATGCCTGATGTCACCCCGACCGGTTACGTTATCGACTTTGATACGACCGCGTTCCTGCGTGACAACATCGCGGCCCTAGCCGAAGTGATAACCAAGCTCCTACCGCTGGAGGTTATTACTGTGGAAGACGCCCAAAACCTTTTAGACCTACCAACACTCGGAGTATTCAATATGAACGGAGCCCTACGGTGAAACAACTCAATACCGAATCAGTCGTGATCTTTCAAGAGCGCGAAAATCAAGACGGTGACATTGTCGGATCCGGTCACGGCATGGCAGTGCCCTACGGCTCCGAAACCATGATCGGTGGCGTCCGGGAATCATTCGCCCCTGGCTCATTCGACCTAGCCAACGTGATCGGCAAGCCACTCGCCTACCGTCACGGGGAACCAGTCGGCAAAATCACCGGAGCCGAGAACCGCGAAGACGGCCTCTATATTGACTTTGAAATCGTGGACACGGCCCTAGGCCGCGATGCCGCTGTACTCGCCCGGACATCAACAATCAAGGGACTGTCCGTCGGGTTCAACCCCGTCAAATCCATTATGTCAAAAGCCCGGGACGCGATCCAACACACAGCCGCGAACCTACTCGAAGTCTCATTAACCCCCTACCCTGCCTATTCCAACGCTGGAGTAAGCGCCATAAGAGAAGAAGGAGCAACAACAATGTTAGAAAACACCGAGTCGACCGAGGTTAACTCGGTGGACATTGAAGCACGCGAATCACTCAAGGCACTACGCGAAGAAGTACAAACCATCAGCGCCAAAGCGTTTACCTCCGAGGCTCAACACCCACTCAGTGCGTACCGTTCATTCGGTGAGTACTGCAAAGCCGTCTACAATGGTGACGCAGAAAACCGCGCCCTCGATGTGCAGACCATTGCCGACGCTCCCGGGCTAGTTCCCCCGATCTGGCTCCGCGACATTAAAGGTGTCCTTGATCGTGGCCGCCCCGTTATTACCGCACTCGGTGGACCAAGCTCCGCCGTCGGTTCAGGCATGACAATCACGTGGCCCTACTTCGACGGTGACCTTTCCGCAATCGTCGCAGCGCAAGCCGCCGAAAACGACGAAGTAAACTCCGTCGACATTGACATTAAAAAGGGCACCGCCAACCTGGTGACCTACGCAGCCGGATCACGTTTGACCCAACAGGTCATCGAACGCACCGACCCCTCATACGTCGATGCTCACCAGCGCATCATGCTCGGCGCGTTCGGTACTGAAACGGACTACGCCTTTCAAGCCGCACTATGGGCCAACGACACCGCCGGAGTCGACTACGACTTCAGCGCCGACACCACGGGCGCAGCATTCCGTGAGGCCGTGTTCGCCGCAGCCGTAGACGTCGAAACCGCAACCGGCCAGCCCGCCGATGTTGTCCTGGTTAATAGCGCAGTATTCAAGAAAATTGGTGGATGGACTTCATTCATGCCAGACAGTTACGCACCCAATAACGTGTCCGGTACTTTCAACGCCCGCACCCTTAACCTCAGTGTGGCCGGTCTACCGATCGTGTTGGCTCGAGCATTCGCCACAGACGAAACACAAGACGCGATTGTTACGAACCGGGCGTCGATTGAATGGGCAGAAGACGGCCCCCGACTCATGACTAACGACGTAGCGGCAAACCTCGGGCGCGACTACTCGATCTACGGATACGCCGCGGCTCTCCCATTCGTTGCCGCTGGCATCGTCGGAATCTACAACCAGGCATAGCCGTGGCACTGGTAACCGGTCAGGAACTGGCCGACAATCTGGATATCGAGTACGAGACACCCGACAGTCTCGTGCTCGACTTGCATGCCAACTCGGCGTGTGTCTTGATCGGTTACCTAGTCACGCTTGTTTCGTTCGAAGCGGAACCGGCACCCCTAAAAATCGCGGCAATGACCATAGCGGTGGAGACATACCAGGCGGCTTACGCGGCAGGGGGCGAATCTATTAGCGTGGACTTCACCCCTAGCCCACGGATCAACTCCGCTTTAATGGCCCGAGTCACTGTCCTACTGGCCCCGTACAAGCAAATGACGACGATGGTCGGCTAATGGCACTCACCACGGAAGCACGAGAACTAATAGTAACGAGCCTGACAGGTCTCGGGTACAAAATCTACGACACGGTGCCCACAGTCCCGGTCACCCCTAGCGTCGTCATCGTCCCCGACTCCCCGTGGGTGCAACCGACCCGGATCGGCTCAACCCTTAACTATGCGGTCCGGTGGCGGCTACTCCTCAACGTGAACGTGAGGGTAAACGCGGTGGCAATCTCGACAACCGAGGACGCCCTCGATGTGCTACTCGCCGCGCTACCCGCATCCGTAAACGTCGCGAGTGTGAACGCGCCGCAACTCCTCAGCCTAGGATCGCAAGGGACCGTCATGTCAACCGAAATCGAAGTACAAATACAAATGAAAGAAGGATAACTAATGCCCGCTATCGGAGTTACTGGAGCCGTGTTCACCGTGTCAATCGGTGGGACACAATACGAGGACCAGGTCACGTCAGGAACAATTAACACGACACCGACCATTGTCCGCACTAAAACCCTTTCCGGGGTCGCGTTCGACCAGACCGACCTTAACTCGACCATGAGTTTGGATTTCCTATTCGATGAAGTAACCGGGATGTATGGGGCTTTGCAAACCGCTATCGCCGCCGCCGCATCCGTCGCGGTCGTGGTCGAATCCGCGTCGGGAACATGGACAGGTGCCGCGATGTTTATTGAATCCGCCGACCTCACCTACCCGGCCGATGGTGTCGTAACCGTATCGACATCATTCACCGGCTCGGTTACATTCGCCGCAACGGCATAAGGCTAAGGGGAACCCATTATGTATCCACGACTAAAAATCGAGTCCGATAATCACGAAACAAAAGAACTCGAAACCCTGCCCGTAGACTTCATGATGTATGAAGAACTAAACGGGAACCGGCCCACAAGTGAGCAGGCGATGAGACTCACAATCGCCTACTACTACCTTGAGGACAAAGAACCAGGGGACCTTAAAACAGTGAAATCGTGGGCCCGCAAAAACCGGGTAAAAGTAGATATTCTCAAAGACGATGTGGAACCTTTTTAGAGGGTAGTCACGGCAGACTACTAATACGCCTAGCGGTTCGTACGGGCTGGACGATGGAAGACGTTAAGAAACTTAGCGGCCGGGAGGTCGTTACGATCATGGAGGAGTTAGCGTAATGGCTAAGCAATTCGATGCCTACATCGAAGGACTAAACCCGCTACTGCGCGACCTCCGGAAACTAGGAAAAGAAGCCGCGAAAGAGCTACGGCAAGCCTCACGGACAATAGCCGATAGGCACATGGTGCCAGCATTCCAAAACGCGGCCCTGAACGTCGGTGGTCAATGGGGCGACATTCTGGCATCCGACATTCGATCCGGGCTCGACCGGCTCCCAAAAGTCTCCATCGGTAAACAAAAGAAAGTAACGTCGGGTGGCGCATCCTCCAACATGTTGCGATACCCAACCGACACGGGAGACAGTGGTGATTCTTTCGCACCATTCACTCGCACGAACTGGCTAGCAAAAGCACGCAGTTACCAGAAACCCGCCTTACAAGAGTGGGGCGAAGCCGTCGACCGTGTCGTCCGTAAATGGCCGGTGATGTAATGGCAGTCGGAAAAACCTTAACGGTTTACTTAGCGGCGGATCTAAAAAAATTCAACGCCGGAATGACGCAAGCCCAAGGCGGCCTAAAAGGTTTAGCCGGATCTTTGAAAAACATGCTCGGCCCTGCCCTTATCGGTGCCGGTCTCGCGGCCGGTGCGCTTGCCGTGAAACTAGCATCCGACGGAGTGAAAGCAGCCCTCGAAGATGAAGAAGCCGTCCGTAGACTTTCCACCACCCTGGACAACCTTGGCCTAGCGCACGACCAGCCAGAAATAGAAAAATTTATTTACGGTCTTGAACGGTCCCTCGGCGTGGCAGATACCGAATTGCGACCCGCCTACGACCGCCTTGTGCGGGCACTCGGTGACACGGGTAAAGCACAAGACGCCCTAAGCCTTGCCCTCGATGTGTCTGCCGGATCCGGTAAAAGCCTCGAAGGGCAAGGCTTAGGGC